AGGCGCTCCGCCACCCCCCGTAGCACCATCATATTGGACACAACTAGATTCAGCACCAATACCGCCACCGCCACCGCCTCCGCTACCCCCAGTTCCACCAGCACCGCCAGCACCGCCAGCACCACCAGTTCCTGGAGAGAATGTTCCTGCAACAGAGAAAACTACAGATAAATCGCTACCGCTTTGTGCGTGATAAAAACAAGTACCACCAGCACCACCAGTTCCACCAGTACCCCCGTTGCCTCCTGCGTTACCCGAAGAACCTGAAGCACCTGCATTCCAAGGACCATTCCCTTGGGCAACATTTTGACCACCAGTTCCACCAGTTCCAGGATTACCATTAGCACCATTAGCGCCAGTAGCACCTGCAGCTCCATTATTACCTAATAAAGTGCCGTTGTTTGTAATAGTAATAGTTGTACCAGCTCCCCATCCAGTTCCAGTAGTCATTGCGTAGTCTGTAGTAGAATTAGAAACTGTTACTCCACTATTAATAGTAAGTAAAACTGGAGTGTTTAAATCACCACCAGCAGCAACAGCTTCCGTAGCAATATTGTAATCACTTGTATTAGCAGCAACTGTTAAAACTGTAGCGGCAGTAGTACCATAAAAATCGCTAAATGATATTGCACCACTTTCAGGTACTGTAGCAGAACCATAATATTCCGATAATGAATGAGGAGCAGTACCACCCCATTCTCCTACAATATCTGTTGCAAAAGATAATGAACCAGATGATTTAACTGCCATTGTTTACTCCTTAGACTGTTCCGTATGCTGTAACATCACCGACAACTGTTAAGTTACCAGATGCGTCTAGTTTCATCTTATTTGTTCCACCAGTAGCAAAATATAAAACACCACTTGATTCTGTTACTGTCCAGTTACCTAAATCAACAGTTGAAATGTTTGCTGTTGTAATGTTTGCTGTTGTAATGTTTGCTGTTGTAGAAGTTAGCGTTGTAATAGTTCCAGAAGTTACTGTACCACCTTGTGATAAATAAGTTCCAGACGCTTGTTTTCCGTTTAACTGTGTTTGAATATTAGATGTAACGCCATCAGTATAATTTAACTCTGTTGTAGTTGCTGTTACACCATCTAGTTTGTTTAATTCTGCAGCTGTTGATGTTACTGCTGTGCCACCAATAGTTAATGTAGATAAATTAGGTGATATTGCTGTAGTACCATCTAATAAATCGTCTATTGTATCTAAGTTAGTGTTTAACTTAGTTCCCCATGTATCCGCAGACGCTCCAACTTCGGGTTTTGTCAGCGAATATGTTGTAGTTGTAGTATCTGCCATAATTCTTCCTTATTTAGAATTTGCCTTTCCAAACTCTTAATTTGTCAAAGTCGCCACTTAACATCATTTTTTTAACAACTTCTTTCCTTGCTTCGACATCGTTCCAATTAACGCCTAGTTTATCACAAACTTGCTTCAATAGTCCAATAGGTATGCTACCTGCAAACTTGTAATCTTTTCCGTCACCTAGACCAGTTTGTCTAATCTTATCTACTCTATCTAAATGTGGATTGTTATCCCATTGCTTTTCGATAATGATTCTATCGTTTTTATAGTCTTTGTGCCAAATTTCTTTATCTGCCATATATTTTAGTAATGAGAGGGTAAGTTGTTCACGAACCCCCCTCTCACTATTTTCACCTTTGTTTTACCAAATTATGAAGTTGTGCAGTCTACGACCATGCCATTTGCATTTTCGTTCTTACAAATAAGAGTCAATTCAGTAACGATTTGACGCTTCTCTGCATCACCAGTTTTAGCAAGCGCTTGGTTCTTAGTAGGTCTAAGTACACCGATTGCCCACATGTCGTCTTGCATGATGAATACATCTCTACCACGATTTTCACGAGTAGGATTAAACTCTACAGTACCCCATGGAGTTACATAAACATCGATAGCATTAACAACTGCATTAGTACCACCAACAGATGTACCGATAGTAGAACGCTGATTGTTCATACCAGTAAATGCTAGTGCTTTGTTCATTTGAAATGCAGAAAGATATACTCTGTCTGGATTTCCACCTGCTTCCCAGATTGATTGCATTACTGTATCAAAGTCTGCTTGTGTGAATGCAGTTGCTGTACCATCTGTACGAGCATCTGTACCATCACCAGTAGCATCAGCACCACCAGTACCAGTATTGCCAATGTTAGATGCAATCCATGAAGGCGCACCTGCTAGTTCTCTAGCAACTGTAGATGAACCTGCCGCTCTTGCATTGTTATCGAAAAGTGCCTTCTCAATATCTAATTTTTGCTCTTTAGCAATCTTTAAAGTTTGGTAAGCGATTTCAGTTGAACGACCTGCTTTGTCAAGACCTGAATCAGTATCAGGAATAACTACTGCGTTCTTAAAGATTTGAGTGTAGTTACCTAATCTTGTAGTAGCGGTTCTTGCTTCAGCAGTTGTGTCATCACCTTCAATATGAGCGTTAGTAGTAGATGCTCTTAGAGTATCTGTCTGCCACTCGTGGAATGTGTTTGACGCTTTTACTTTTTGTGTATTAGAATAAAAGGGAGTTTCTTCTGGAGAGATGTTATAGATAACATTCTCTAGGTCTTCCCTGATACCGACAGCATCATAACTGTCAAATGTATTAGATTGTTGTGCCATTATAGACTCCTAAAAAATTAACTATTCATAATCAAACTGACTGCATCTTGAATAGACCCAGACTGCTTGAGTTTTGCCATTTGCTTTTTACGAACTTTAGACTTTGAATCATCAACTTTTTTAGCGCCTGCTTTGACGACACGCTTATTCGTAGTTTTCTTAACTGCTTTATCCTTGCCTTCCATAATTTCTCTATATTTAATAGCATCATGTAGTACACGAATTGCTCTATGGTCTGCTACTAACCCAATCTCTTCGGCAGTATAACCATAATAGTTTTGACCACTTTGAATCAACTTGTCTTTGACTTGCGATGCTTTCTTTGCATCAGCAAACTCAGGTATTACCTTTTGTAACTGTTGCATTTCTTGCTTTAAATACTCTTGCTTTGCTCTTTGCTCTGCTTGTGACTGTTGTGCAGTTACTTGCTGAACTTGTTGCATTTGTGTATTGTAATTTTCCAACGCTTCATCATATTTCATCTTGTCTTCCATATATTGTAATGGGTCAGACTCAAATAACTCTTTTGATGGAGCAATAGGTTTTTGCGCAATGTCACCTTGTTGCATTTGCTGTAACAGTTGTGTGACTTGTTGTCTTTCGTTCATTAATGCTTGATACACGCCTTCGACTTCTTTTTTCATCTGAGCGTTTTCTTGCATTCCTTTTTGGACATATTCTTGACCACTATATCCTTGCTTTAGTTCATCTAAAGTAACATTCTTGATTTGCCCATCTACTTTAACAGCAATGAGGTCAGAGTCACTTTCCTGAACGGCATCTTCTTCATAGTCGTTATCAATTTCATCCTCTGCTGATGCTTCAATCTCTTCGACTTCTTCATCAGTTTCGTCTGATGCTTCAATTTCTTCTACTTCGGACTCAGCAGTAAGTTCTTCTACTTCTTCATTCTCGTCAGATGCTTCAATAGTTTCTTCTTCTGTTACCTGAGTTTCTTCCTCAACAGTTTCCGTTGCTTCACCAGTTAGTTCTGGACTGATTAATCCAGATACTGCTTCCTCTATAGTTAGAGGTTTATTTTCAATAGTTTCAGTCGATTCCATCGGTGCTTACTCCCTATTAATATTTTTTCTTATCATCAATTATATCACTAGCAATAACGCCATCCATATAATCAACAATCTTTGTTAATGAAACAGTAATCTGGTGTGCGTTTTCTCTATCCGCTCCGTTGGAGTTAGGGTCGAGAAACACCTTTACTTGTTCCCCCTTTACTTCTTCTAACACTAATTCAAAAGTGTCGTCTTTAAGTAATCTTCTAAAAGCATTTGCCTTATCTTTTTTATTCATTAGAATCCACCTTGCTGTACTGCTTGTGATGGCGGTACATTAGGGTATCTAGGTTCGTTTTGCATTTGCTTTATTTTTTCTACATCAACAGCAGTACCATGTTTACCTAGTATTTCTGCTGTCTTAATTAGTAATTCTTGGTCTAGTCTATCACGCTCTCTATCATCTTGTGCAACTGCTTTCTGTGCTTCAATCTGTGCTTTCAACATGTCTGTTTCTGCTTTTGCTTGCGCTCTAATCTGCTCAGACTGTACTTGTGCTTGTGCTAATACTTGTTCTGGAGTAGGTTGTTGTGCTTGCTGTTGTTGTTGCATAAGCATTTGCTGTTCCATTTCTGGTGTGATAGGTGTAAAGTATCTATCAGCATTCTTAATACCATTAATAGATAATATATCTGCTAATGAGTTTCTTATTTGTGATAGTGTTACAAGTCCATTTTGTGCGCCATACGCTTGATAAACTTGCATTTGTATTCCTAGTGCGTTGTTAAGTGCAGAAATTCTTTGCTCTTCACGACCCATACCAAGACCT